AATTAAATTATCAAATGATATTCTTATTGAAATGGTTAAAAATAAAGAGATAAAACTTTGTGATTTTTTTAAACAAGCAAAAAAAGATGCATTAATAAATAAATCATTTTATGTAAATTCCTAGTAAGCTAGGATTATCCATTAATAATTTAAATCCAAAATCTTTAAACTGTTTTGAAGTCCATATACTTCTATGTATTTCTAATGGATTTCCATAAACGGCTCCTTGTTCAAAAAAATCGCTAGGAGTTGCACATAAAAATATCCCGCCTTTATTTAAAATTCGTTTGCAATTTTCAATAACAAACTTTCCATCTGTTTCAGTTAGGTGTTCTAATACATCTGTAAAAATTATAGCATCAAAAGTATCTTTAGTATTAGATAAGAAGTTTTGTACTGTTTCTAAAGTTATTTTATCATAATGCATCCAATTAGGATTAATGTATTGGTTAAATCCCTCCACTCCATGAATGTAAGTATTATAAGGTTTAACTCCAAAGTCAAGCCATTGCCTAATACACACTCCGTAAAAACCACTACCACACCCTAAGTCAAGTATTCTTTTTGGTTTATTAATATCTAATTGAAACACAATATCCTTTACTATATTTACATCTCCTATTGGCATATCTATTTATTTTTAAATTGTTCGACTAAATCGTTTGGTACTAATGCCTCACTCACACCATATAATTGATGCCCACAAGAGTAACCACCTCTATTTACTTTGAAGTTGTATTCGTTTGTACCATCTATAGCACCGTACCATAATTTTGTCTTTGGGTTTTTTTCACACCCTAAAGATGTATTAATAATATTCGGTAATTCGCTAACATGGATATATCTCTTATTGGTTAGTTTTTCACAAAAACATCTAGTAGTGTCTAAATTGCTACCAACATATTGATACCATTCTAATCCTAAGCTATCAGTTAAAGTAGTGTTATATTGTGCATTATATTGATTAAGGCTATCAGTTGTTATTTGTTTAGTATATTTCATTAACACACCTAAACCTTTATCATTTGTTAATACGTTTATTCTTAATTGTTTCAATAAATCGTTATAAGACCCTCCAGACGTTATGTTGTTTTTTAGTAAATCTGTTATTGGTTTACTTATATTTGCGCCTATTCCACTTTCTGTTAATGCTTCTACAGTTGAAATTATAGACTGTTGTTGTATAGCTTCAACGACTTTTGGTATTTTAAAATCTTTAATAGTTTTATCAAAATACTCATTTTGTAAATCACTAATTAACGAATAAGCTTTTGTAAAATCTTTAATTGACTTTAAATAATTTTTATCTTTTAAAATAGTGCGTTCAATTATCTTTTTTATTTTACCAATAGATTTAATATTTTTAACAGTATTACTTAAATTACCGTCATTAAGATCTAAATCTTTAATAGCTAATTCTAACTCTCTATAAATAAGTTGCTCAACACCGCTTACAGTATCGTTAAAATTATTAATGTTTTTATTAATAATTAAGTCTAACTTTTTTTGAGTTTCTTTAATCATTAACCAACGCTATTATTAACATCATCTAATAAACTATTGATAACACTTAACTCATTTTGTTTTCCAATAGCCATTTTATTTATAATAGCTTTTTTTTCAGTTAATGAGTATGTGTAAAAATCATTATCTGTTTCGTACGCCTCTTTCACAAATGAATGTATGTAACAGCTAGTAATATAATCTAATTGAGTAATACCGTCATTTTGTAATTCTGTTAATTTTTCATCCTCGGTTTTTCCAACAAATGGGTCAAGTTCTAATACGCACCTTAAACGCATAGCTATCTCTTTATCATGTACAAACTTTTTATTTACAAAATCAATTTCCAGCTCATTTATTGTTAATGGATTTAATTTATTAGATTTTGCCATTGCTAATTCACTCATTAAATAATCTGTACTTAATAAATCAAAATTATTTGGAACACTAATATTAGGTAGCATTTTATGCCTTTCTGTTGTATTAGGAACAATAACAGAGTACCTATAATCACACGTGATTTTATAAATGGTATCTAATATAGCAACTAAGTCTTCAGCTATTGAATTTACAAATGTATTAAGTTCATCTCTATCAACTTTTTTAGCCTCACCGCTTTGCGTAAGTGGATTGTAAGATAAGAACTCCATATTAATACTAGCTAAACCTTGTACTAAATGGTCTTGAACTCTTTTATCTTGTATACCAACTATCTCAACTTGTTTTTGTATGTACCCCATTGGAGGAGTAGGGGCTACACTTTGCCCCATTTCAGGATGTTTAACTGTTAATACATCATAAGGCGAATATTTAACGTAACCTACATCACATTTATCATTAGTACATTTCACCTTACCGTTAGCACTTTGAACGCTACCAATACCATTACAAGTGTTACATACCTGAGTTTGGTATATCCATTTTTCAGAATGAATATGTTGTACGACTTCTGCTTGTAAATCGCTATACTCACGTACAGCTTCATTCCACCTATTTATGACTGGATATATCTTGCTCTTATAAGTCGTATATCCATTTTCATGAGAGTAGTAGTTTCCTTTTAATTTAAAGGCTGGCAAATAACCTAAATTATGAGTATACTCACTTTGCAAGGTAAATGTGTCTATTCCAGTTTGTTCAAACCTTTTGGTTTTTTCTTTATCTATAACTAAAAATACTTTACCATTTGTTTTATTTACCTTACCTACTTTATATGTAGAATATTCATTTAATTTTAAAATAGCTAGTTCATTATCAATAAACTCAATAATATTTTCGCTATTAATAATATTAGCAAATGGTTTTGCGTATTCATTTTCTGCTCTATTTTTATTTAAAATATCAACAAAACAAACCGCATTACTATCAATTAAATATTGCTTTAAACAAATGTTAAATAACCAGTTTGTTACATTATTAAAATATGGGTAATTTGTTTCAGTATAATACTTTAATGTTTCAGTATCTATTATTTTTGAATTTTCAAAACTATCAAATGCAATATTCCAATCATTTGAACGTCTAATTTTCATTAATGACGTTAATATTTTATTAAAATACCCCTCTGTAATGGGTGTAAAAATAGTTTGCCTATACTTTTGTATATGCTCACTTTCACTAGGTCGTCTACACTCTATTAAATCCTTTGGGTATTCTCCATTGGCATGTATTTTTAAATTACTATAAAAATTTACACAATCTTTATAATTAGTTGAAAATGCTTTACTATTAAAGTAATTTGATAGCTGTTCGTTTGTTAATTCCATTTTAAAATAATTTTCTTTCAGGTAAATAATTTATTTTGTTTTCAAATTTAAATCTGTTTGGTACTTTCAACGCATTCGTTGATTTTGAGATAATATTATTGTACATATTAGAAACTTCTTTAGGTACATTATTTCCACCTACACTTAAAAAATAATACTCACATACCACATAACTAATATCTAAAGGCTTACCGCCTCCATTTAAATAATGCCAATATGAAGGCATCCATCTATTTACATGGGGATTAATACCACTCTTTATTAATCCAATTATAAACGCTAACTCATCGTTCATGCTACATCCAGCAAACCCATGTTCTAAAATCAATTTTTGACTTGTAAATGCTTTTTGAGCCTCATTAAATAATATTTCACTTTTTTTTGTTTTCTCAAAATAAAAAACCTCTCCTTGCACCTGCCAAACTTTATCTTTTGCTTTATATTCTTTTACTATTTCTTCAGGTTTTACACTATACCCATACAAAATACTATCAAATCTAGTTGATGTTGCTACATCATAATAACCACTGTTCTTTATTGTAAAATCTAAACCCTCTAATTGATTTATAAAATTATAAATATCTTTATTTGGCATTAACGCTGTATCACTATCTAAAAAAAGCGTACAATCATAAGGAGTTAAAACGTTTGCATATACTTTTGATTTTACAGCGCAAAACTTATTCTGATGTGTATAATAATCTAATGGACATTCTATTAATTTATCAAAAATACTTTTCTGCAAATCGCTTAAATGCGTTATAGAACTATTGTTATGTACTAATGATATATTAATATTTTGATTAGCAGCTTTAATTGTAGTAGCTAAATTATAAGCTAATCTACCATATTGATTATGCCCTAAAGCAATTAACAATATACCTTTTGTTTTTTCTTTTATTACTTCTTTTTTAGCCATTACAATTTGAGTTGTATTTGTTATAAGGTGTTTTCTTTACTTTAAATTTAGCTTTTGCTGTAGGATGATTCAAAAAGTCCTGCCATTCTATATCATAATTTCCATCATGTAAGAACTTGCTATTTTCGTTTGAATTATCATTACTTATTTCAACGAAGTCATGTTCTAACGCAACTACTAGTTTTTCGTGCCATTCTTTAGGCATATAATCGGTCTCTGCGTTGTACTCCATTTCTAAACGTGCTGATAATTTAACTTGTTCACCATTACTTTTTACAAATATACTTTTTTTACTCGATATTTGTGGTTGTTTTAAATAAAAAGGTAAACGTACACTCATAACACCACCAGTACTACCCATTGATAAGTTTCTATAATAAAAACCAAAAGCATTTTCTTTGTTTTCATAAGAAATTAAAGAAGTGTAACAAGGGTTGGCTATCTTTACAAAACAACCTATACAACCAACAACACTAGATGTGTAACTAAATGGTGTGCCAAATTCAGGATAATCTTCATTACAACCTGTTACAGTTCTAATGATTTGAATATAAAAGCATTCTGTTACATCGATATTGTTAAATTCGTTTATTTGATTAACTGCAAGTTGAGGTCTTAGTATCCATTTACCAACTTCTACTTCGTGATAAATGAATTGTGTTATTTCGTTTGGATATCCATTTACAGTAAATAACGGTGGAGCTTCTTGACAACTGCTAACTATTCTATAACCATAAAGTATCTTAGGTACTTCGCATTGGTTGTTAATACTTGGCATAGGGTTATCATCTGTTATTAACTGAAAAGCTAAAACATCTAAAACATTAAATGCTGGTAAGCACATCTCAATGTTTTCACCACAATTTATGACATATTGTGGTGTGTTGAAATTAAAAAAACTATTTTCAGGACTGTAAATTGCCATATTAAAATTTTGGTATTAAAGTTATTGTTGCTAATCCTTGATTTGGCTTGTATTGAATTGAGTGTATAAATCCCCTTTCAAAAGCTTGAGAATCATTACATCTAAATTCAATTATGCCTTTTGGATTATTTTTAATTATTTTATATTCCGAAAAGCTCATAGGATATTCAAATTCAACTGTTTCAAATTTAAATATAGGTAAAAGTGTATTAACTGCATCACTTGTACTTATATCTTCACCCTCACTTAACAAACCAGCTTCATTTATACACCCATTAATTAGTTCCATTTCAGCTTTAAAGTTACCCTCACTAGTATTTAATTGAAAATTACCAGTTGTATAGTTAGGATAATAGTTACCTAATAAAAAAGGTAACCAACGTAATAAATTTCGATTTGGGCTTATGCGTGAATTGTAAACAGTTGTGGGGTCTATTAGATTATTTACATTTGGAACGTCTAAACAATCTGCCCCTTGTTCTACTTCTAATTGAGTGTTACCACGCTTCACACAAATAATAAAAGTATCATTATCAAAGCGAAAATCTTTTGTAGTATCGGCAATATATTTTTCAGCCCTTGTAAATTCCAAAGAATAACCACTTGCAATAAATTTACTCATAACATTTAAGTTACGTTTAATTTCTTTTAAAGTACTTCTATATTCACGCTTAACGTTAAACTCATCTAACCCACTTGTTTGCTCAACTTCCCATTTTTCAAAGCCAAAGCCAAATATTGATAAATACCACTCCGTCATTACCCTACGTTTTAAATTAGGTATATTATCACAGCTCATTATGGTAGTGTTAGCATCGTACCAATATTGCATAGGCTCTACTCTTAACCATTCATAACCACTACGGTTTAAATCGGATTCTATTCCATAACCTAAGTTATGTATTCCATTTAAACCATCAAACAACTCTTTAAAGCTAACGGCGTAACGCACTTTATCATTAGGAAATTGGCGTAAATATAAACCATTTGTAATAACTTCTAAAGAACCGCACCCGTCAATTGAACTTGTGTATGGCTGACTATCTGTACGACCAAAGTAATCACTTTTAACTCTTAAGCAATCATTTGTTATCCCCTCAACACTTCTGCTTAATGCTTCATTTATAGCGTGTGTTCTTGCTTGAGTTGGAGGGAGCAAAACCTCTGAACTAGCTGATATTTTAGTGTTTGTGCAAGTAACACTACTAACATCTTGTGTATATCCAAATACTTTACTAAAATCAGTAGTTAATCCTATTGTTCTATTTAGCTCGGTATTACAATCAACCATTAAAAACATTTTAACCTCATCATTTGCATTTAGTGTCAATGTCTTTGTTACATTTATGCAATATGTGTCGTTAAGAACTTCAACACAACCACTATTAGTATTATGCAAGTTTACTAGTAGTTCTGTATTACCATTTACTTCAATAAAGAAATCTACTTTCACATCTTTTAAAAATATTTCATTATTTAAAGGTGAGGTTCCAGAAAACCAAGCTCCAGCTAAACAAGAGTTGTTTGTTAAATTTCCACTTGGAAAACTTATTTGAGAATTTCCAGTACATCCACATGTTACATTGCTAACTACAACTGGTAGATAAAAAAACGCTTGAACACCGCAGTTAATTTTAACATCTATTTTATAAGTACCTGCATATTTAGGCTTTATAAATGTTGTAACATTTTCTTTTGATTCGCTTATTGTTCCTAGCAATTGGTTAGTTTGCTGTATTTCACTTAATGTAAAAGAATCAATTCTAGGCTCTATAAAAACAAATTTCTCATGATATTCACAACCTGTGCCAGCGGTTAATGTTGATTTGTAAGATATACACGAATCAAAATGATTTTCAATAATACCAATACTGTTTTGTTTAATCAATTTTGGTTTAATAGTTAAATCAATATCTAATCCAGCATAACAAGGCAGCGTATTATTATCAATGTCCTTACAAGCGGCTAACTCTATTTTTTGATCGATACGATTTTTAAAAGTCATTTGGCATCCACTAGGTTCTATTGGAGCTTCTACAAAACAATAATCATTGCAATTAAATACTAATTTACCCATAAACATTTTGCCTAAATAAAACTGCTCAAACGCATCTGTTTCACTACATTTTAAAGATACTTTTAACTCAATATACTGGTCTATCCCTAAAGTATTGTATGCCGTTTTTAAATAGTCATAAGCATTGTCTATAAATTTTAATCCTACCGCATATTCAAATGTTAACCCATGAACAACTAAATCACGTTTTAAATTAACGGTAATATCTGCCCATCCAATAGGTTCTTCTATTTGTATAGTACCAAATGCACTAGATGTAAATTCAAATTTCCATTCCATTAGTTACTGCTGTATCTATTGTCTAAATAATTAATTCTACTATTTCCGTTTGAAACAGCAACGCTAAATCCTTCTTTATCCATTGTAAAATTAGTTATTGGCAGCTTGCTAATACTATTATGAACCTCTCCGCCTATCAACTTAGATAGCTTTTCATAATCTAAAGATATACCAGTCGTGCTTATTTTTAACAAATCTGTATTTATACTTGGCGAATTATCTACTTTATTAAAATTAGTTTCTTTTGAAATATTATAATTATTTGCAAATTTATTTTTAGCAAATTGCAAACTTTCGTTATGTGTTTTAATTTCTTCACCGCCTCTTAAACTTATTAACTCTGGACCTTGCTCACCAACCCATGCCCATCCTTTAGGAGCATTTTTGGTTCCCTTTGCAAACTCAGGTATTTTTTGAGCGTTAATAACAGCTAATTGTATAGCTCCAGTTACACCAGCTAATATAGATAATGCAACATTAGGTAACGCCGCTACTACAGCTGATGCTGTGTTTATAATTGTTTCAACTATTTTGATTTGCCTATCTCTTTTTGCAGCCTCTACTTTTGCTTTTTGCTCTTTTCTTCTCAACTCTTCTTTATTAGCAAAGAACTGTTTTTCATTTATATTACCCTGTTTTAAATTTTCTTCATTTGCCAACTGCTCCCTTTTAATAGCCTCTAATTTACCCTGTAAATCAATTTCATTTGCTTTTTTTAATGTATCAGTAGCTAAATTAGCGTATTGTTGAATTATATCTGCACGCTGTTTTAATAAATCTAATTTTTCAGCTTCAGTTTTTTTAATATCCTCAAGTTCTAATTTACGAGCTTCATTATTTATTTCACCTACCCTTAAAGAACTTTCATTTTCTAATTTTAAACGTGCGTCTTGATATTCTTTTTCTGATATTAATTTATTTGCTAACTGTGTATCTAATCTAGATAATTCTAAATTAAACAACGACTGCTCTTGACTAAATTTATTATAAGCTAAGTCTATTTGTGTTTTTCTAAACTGTTGCTCAATAGCTATTTTTTTAGCAAAAGAGTTATTAGTATAGTTAGCTTCTATTTGTGCTACATCTTGTAAATATTGACTTTGAGAATCAAATTTTTGCTGTAATATCTTTTCTTCACTAGCAGCATTATCAAATTGTGTATTAATACTTTTCAACAACTCTGCGTTTATTTTATCCTGATATGTCTTATTTAATTCTAAACGTTTGTTTTGAAATTGTTCCTCTATTATAACTTTTTCATCTACAGTTAGTTTGTAATTATTTGAAGCAATATCTTTTTCAATATTTAAAGCTTGTAGTTTTAGACTCAACTCTTTTTCAAGTCCAGTATTAGTTATCAATAGTTTATTATCTATTTCCTTTTTTTGTAAGTCTAGTTGAAAAGCAAAATAGTCTTGAGATGCCTGCTTTTCAGCCTCAATACGTTTTATATTTGCCTCTTGTATTTTTTGATTCTTAAGGCTACTTAACTCTGTGGTAGCATTTATATTCGATACTTCTAAAGCGTATATCGCCTTAGCTTGAGCTACTTTATATTTAAGTTCTTCCTCTCCACCCCTTACAGTAAATTTTAATTTATTTTGAATATTTAAAAGAGATGCTTCTAAAGCTTGTTTTTGTAACTCCTCCGCTATTTCATTATTACGAATATTTAAATCATTTGTAGTGTTGGCGAAGCTTTCCGCACTTGCTTTTAATTTATCTATTGATTCTTGGCTTATTTTACCCTCCTCTTTTGCCTTTTCTACAAATATCTTTTTTTGTTCAGCAAATAATAATTTTTGAGCATTTAATAATTGCTCATTAGAAAGCTTTTCTAAACCTAACGTATTTTGGTTTTGACTTTGTCTTAATTTAAATAAACGCTCTCTACTTGCAACACTTTGATTATAAACATCTATACCCCATTTCTCTAATAATTCAAGTTCTTTACTTAACACATCCCCTAATCCTATAGCTTGCTTAAACGCTTCAAAACCCCTTGATGCAGCTTCAAGTCCTGGCTTTAAAAAGTCTAATTTACCTATAAAGCTTTTTACAGCCTCTGAAACCTTATCAAAATTAGCAATTAAAGCAACCAAGCCAATCACTAATAATCCTATTCCAGTACTAGCCAATGCAATTCTAAACGCTTTCATTAAACCTGTACTAGTACCAACAACTAAGTTGTAGCCAGCAGTTGCAATACCTAAAGCTCTAGTGCTTACGGCAGTTAACCCCTGTCTTAATGCTGTTTCCTTTTGTAACGCAGCTTGTATTTGCTGTAATCCATTGGTTAAAGCCATTACGGCTTGTAACTGTACCATTTTCTTTTGCAAGTCTTCACTACCATCTCCAAACAATGCCTGCGCTCCAATTGCAGCCTGAAATCCTGAACCTATAGTACTTAAACCTTGCCCAACTGCATCAAAGCCACTTGTATCACTCCCTAAATTTTTAGTAGCTTGACTTAAATCTCCTATCCTATCTTTTAGTTCACCAGCATCTTTTAAAGCTTGCTTACCTATCGGACTTTCCTCTCCATTAGCAATGGCTAAAGAAAGTAAGTCTTTATATTGTTGCTTTAACCCCTTTAAAGAGTTATCATATTTCTTAACCTCTTCGTTTGTTTTTTTTATAGCCTCATTTGTCCCACCTTTTACAATTGTAGCTTCAACAGACTTTGCACTTTTTGCTAGTGCATCCATAGACTTAGCGCTACTAGCTGTTTCTCCAGTTACCTTAGCTTGAGATGCCGCTAAAGCGTTTGTAGCTGCAATCCTATCCTTATAAGATTTATTTACTTTATCAAATTCTTGCGCATCCTTTTCTGTTATCTGACCTATCTTTACTAATGTATCAATAGCTGGCTTTAACCCATCTACATCAGCGTTAAACTCAATTAGTATGTTTTCTGCTGCCATTTACTTTTAAATTTTTTTGATATTGATTATAAAGTTCATTTGATAAAAAAAAGTAATCGTAAATAGTAAGTTTACGCAGTTCAACTATTTTTGCGAGGTCTTCGCCAATTATATTTATTCTTTGTTTTGCAAAACTTAATTCAAGTTCTCTGATTTGATTGATAATATGTTTTCCAAATGTGTCGTCTTTACCCTTTCCACTAGCTCCGAATAAGCCTCTAAATTCAACTCCAAGTCGTTCAAATAAGGAATTACATTCATTATAGGCAACTGCAAAAAAAAAGATAGTATTTCTTTGTTTTCTTTCCATTCACTTATCTTAGCTTGGTTGTATTTGAAATCATAAACGTAAGGGCTTTCATTACTATCGAATATTATAACAGAAGCTAATTTATAAATCAATTCAGGCTCTATAATCCATTCTAAGCGCTCCTTTAATTGATTATTTAACTTAGCTACTTCGGTTAATTTAATTGTTTTAGAGTTTATTAAAGCATCTGTAGCCTCAACGTGTTTCTGTAAATATTCACGTGTGCAACGCATGCGAAACTCCTCATAGTAAGTTAAAGCAGTTAACGCACGTTCATAAGGCACATTAAAACTATCTTTAAAAGAATAGTAGTCTTTACCGTTATTGGTAAATATCTTTTCAATATTATATTGATTCTCTTTTAAAAACTTTGGTTTGCTTTTAAATATATTTTTTATTTTATTTATCATAACAATTTTGAATATTCTAAAAAATCACTACTATTTTTAAATGCAACTTGTTTACCATTTATTTTATGAATAAATACCATTTTTTTAGGTTGATATATTAATTCACTATTACCCTTTTTAAACTTATCGTTATGAGTGCCACCACAACCACAGCTATCATATAAAGAATAACCTAATTCTTTTAATATTGATTTATAGTCAAATGACGGGTTATTGTTCATATCCTTTTAACCAATAAATAAAATGCATTAATAAAGTATTTATTCCAGCTACAACAATAATAAGTATGAAAGTGCTGGTATTTATACAACCGTAATTCAATAGGCTATAAATAATAGTCCAAACACTACTCATACAAATCAAACATTCATACAAAGGCTTTTTAACATATTTACCATACTTATTTGACAATTTACTATCTAACCAAATACGAATAGGCTCTAATATCATTCCATCCCATGTTGCAGCATGAATACCTATTGTAAAAAGTGATATTGTTAATGCTAGTGTTAACATACGCATCCTATTTGATTAATTGGTAAATTAGTATCTATAAAGTTAAATAAAACACATTCAAAAGGCTTTAGAACACTATCAATACAAAATTGCATAGTATCTGAGCCACATTGTTCAATATCTTTTTTAACCCACATTTGAAATACTCCGCTTTGTGAAATATTAAATCCTTTTGGTAGAATATTTGTGTCAAATGTAAAAGAGCCATCTATATCTGTAGTTATTTCAGCTACATATATTTTATCTAAAACAGTCTTTATATTAACGTTATAAATAGTTGTTGCGTCTAAGTTAGCTATAACTTTTATAGATTGTGCACAACTAGGTACAACAGCTTCAAAACATTGACTACATAATTCAGTACTTCTCATTTTACAAATATATTAAATATTTCTTAATTTTAAATACCAATTCATAAAAGTATTACAAAAATATCTAAAAGTATCTAAAGCATCGGCTTGTTGAGTTGCATCTGTACGTACACTTTTTTCAATCTTATTATCTGCGCTTATCTTAACATTAGCCAAATCAAAGTGTAATCCTGATGCTTTATTTTCATGTATAATTACCTTATAATTAGCCAGTAAGCTATTTACCAACACCTGATTTTCTTCTATTCTAGGATTAACAGGTGGTATTTTTAATTGATTTGAACCTACATTTAACTCACTTTTAATTATAGTGTAATAGTTAATGTTATCTTTAACCATAGCCGAGCTACTTTGACCAGTAGCATCACCAGTTATCATAAATAAACAGTTAGGGTAGTATGCGTTAATATAATCACATAATGCGTATATGTCGCTATTTTCCAACTTTATTGTTTCAATGACGTTTATAGTATCATTATAATGTTGGATAACACTACAACATATAGGATTACGGTTAAAGTCAAATGATAAATATACTTCATGTGCCTTGTTTAATACTGGCAATCCTGTATGTTTGTCTTTATCATAGGCAAAAGCCCAACGTAATCCTTTTAAATCAACATCTTGAGCTAAGTACTCACATCTAAAGTAAACATCCTCTAACGTAGCTTTTGCGCTATCAATTTCACCCTTATTCATGAAAGGGTTATCGTAAGTACTAAATGTCCAAGCTTGCCAATCAGTCGTTTTATGAGCGTTATTATACAGCTCTTTAAAGTATGTTTGCCCAAACTTTGGAGTACTTAAAAACCAACAATCTCCTATTAAATCGGTTAGTGTTGCTCTAATAGTACCCTTATATGCTATATCTAATTTCTTAGCCTTCTCGCATTCGTCAATAACAACACGCTTATATTTTCTACCTCTACCACTATCTGGCTCATCTAAGCTCCACATATCAATAACACCACCAGTTATTAATCTTATTTGTTTAAGCTGCTCGTTTTTAGACTGTATAACATCTCTGCATATTCCAACAATATTAATCCAAAAGTCATTTAAATCTTTGTATGTTGGGCAGTAATAAGCCACAGGAAAACCATCTAATGCTGGTTCAATAATTAGCTCCTCTGCTAAAGATGTTTTTCCAAACCTACGACCGCACTTTAACACATTAAAACGTTTTGCGGTTTCAATGATATGCTGTTGGTTTAGATGACGTTTTTTGAGTTTAATTACTATATCACTCACGCACTACTTTAATTACGTTTGATTGTACTTTAGCGTCCAGTTCGGTTGGGATTAATTTAGAAGCTATCTTGTAAAATTCAGTTGGGTTTTTTTCACCCCATTCTAATAGATTTACATTTGGTTTTTCTTGCATTTCATTAAATACATTACTAAAAACTTCTTTAACTGTTTTAGTTAATTTGTTAACGCTGCCTTCTGGTCTTCCAGTCGCTTTCTTATGTCCCTTTTCAAAAGGCATATTTGATTATATTTGTTTAATATACAAATATACAAATTAATTACAATAAATGAAAATTAGTTATTATTTATGAAAATAAATTACAATTTGTGTAGTATTATGAAATTTAATTAAAATGTTTCATTATAATAAATTTCACCTGTTTTTAAAGGTTGTGTATAAACATCTGTTTCAATAGCTTGTTCGTATGCTTCAATTATTTGTTTTTTTTCGTCATTTAATAGGCTTTCTTCAAGTTGTTTTGAAATTGAAATCCTAATTTTCAACCATTCAATATGCTTTTGCATCGCTGTTTGTTTTTCCATATCTATTTATTTTAAAAAGCGTTTTCGTTAAATCCACTTTGGGTTATTATATCATTTGTTTGGTTTAAAAAATCTTTATTTTCTTGAAGTTTATTTTCTTTCTTTAAAGTTATCCAACTATCATAATTAGGAGTTCCTTTATAATACCTGCCATTAGTATAGTCCCAACCTAATACTACTAATCCAACTTTTCCCCAATGTTTAAATTTTACTTTTTGTATATGAATTTCACTTTGTCCAGTTTCATAATCTCGATATACAGTTATACCGTTTGCTGTTTTATTATAAAAATTTGCGCTGCCTGAAATGGAATAAAGATTAGGTACTTCGTATTTTTTAGTAGCTTTATCTTTTTGTATCTTAGTTGGATGTGCAACAAGAAAACAATGCACTTTATTTAATTCGCAAAATCTAGTAATTTTATCTAATTGTTCACTAATGTATTTAGTTTCATTAGTTGTATACTTATGGTCTAATTTATTCCATGCATCAATAACAAATGCTTTAATGCCTTTTTTTCGAACTAATTGTCTAACTGAATCTAATATATTTTCAAGTCCAAAATCTTTTTCAGGATTAATAAAGTAAAAGTTATTTGCATGATAATCAATCATTTGCTTTAAATCAATTGGACTTAATCGATTAGCTCCTTCAAATGGTTTACCTGTTATTTTTTCTGCAAATTTACTGAAGTGTAATTCTAAAGGATGGTTTTCAGGGCTATAAAGTGCTATTTTCCAGTCGTGTGAAATATTTAAACGACAAAGTAAAAAGTCTAAAAACTCTGATTTACCATGTCCTGGTATTCCAGTAATAGTAGTTAAATACCCTTCTTGAAACCTAATATGCATGTCTAACTCAGCCATACCAATACCGCAACCGTTTGGTAAACCATTATTATAAAAATTATAAATATCCTGCTCAATATCATTTGCATTAAATACACCTACTATTGGAAATTCTTTAGCTTCATTAATACATTCAACAACTGTGTTAACACCGTATTTAATTAAACAATCGTTAGCATCCTTACAATCTTTAAAAATAACCTTACTACAATTTTCAAAACCTAAACGCCTTGCAAGTTCATTTTGTAAATTTAACCCTGCATTGTCATTATCTAAGGCTAGTATAAACTTAGTATTATCACTAAAAGAATCTATACAATTATCTAAATATTCAAAGTTAATTTTACCTAAACCAGCTCCATTAGGTACGGATACAACGTTTTTAAAACCACATTCGTATAAAGCTAAACAATCCATTTCACCCTCAACTATTATAATAGTTTCGTAATCAATTGTACAATCTAAATTGTAAAAAATAAGTTCAGCGTCTTTGAAAAGTTTAAAGTCTTTATTTTTACCTCTACTTTTAACATTTACAAGTTCACCGTTACGAAAATAATTAAATTGAATTGTTGAAATTTCAACCCTTGCTTTTGGCATCCATTCAATTGCTTCTGTAACTTTAAGCTCTAATAGTGTTTTTTCACTAATTAAACGAGATTTAAAGAACTTTAAACAGTTTTCTGTATATTTACTTACCTCAACTAATTTAGGGCGTTTAAATTCAATCTTATGAGTTTTTGGTTCAAAATCCTTTTTTTCAACTAAAACTATCCCACAGTGGTTGCAACGTCCTGCTCCTTTGTTTAAGTTAAAGCTAAAACATTTATCCGTTTTCTTTTTACGTTCGCTCGAACATTCGGGGCAAGTCATTTGATTCTCACCATTTTTATGAACATCAATAACGTATTCTTTTTTGTCCGCTAGGTTTATTACTTTTAATTCTGCCATAATTTTAACAAACGAACTTAGGTTCGTTATTTGTTGGTGGGTTTAATTTTATCCAGTTTTTAAAATGGCTTACAAATTTACTATAATTTGGATATTCTAATTCAGCTACATTTCGAAAGTCAATAAGTTTCTTTTTTACTTGGTCAATTGTAAATTTATTATTCCTTGCAATATCTTCTAAAAATAATCCAGACTCTAAACTTTCAAAAAAACTATTTATATTATTTTCTATTTTAGTTTCTATTTTAGTTTCTATTTCTCTTTGCTTCGATGTAGGCTTTACATTATTTTCATTTAGGCTTTCAAAAGGCTTATGTGTAGGCTTACTATTAGGCTTATGTGTAGGCTTACTATTAGGCTTATGTGTAGGCTTACTATTAGGCTTATGTGTAGGCTTACTTTTCTTACCTCCATTACTACCTCCGCGTACTAATTTTAAACGATTTTCGCAACTTGGAATAAATAAAATATTTTCATTAATTTCAATAAGATTAAGAACTAATAATTTATCTAAAATTATATTTAATTCATTATCTGATACACAAAATTTACGAACCCAAACATCTTTCTTAATTTCAGTAGTATTATCATTTAGCATTGCTAAATCTATAAATTCTCGATATAAACCTCTTTCACTTAAAGATAATTCAAATACACTTTCTGAAGTTCCCCAATCTTTTGGATACCATGTATAACCTAATTTAGACATTTTTAACCTCCATTTCTTTTATAATAGCAATTTCTTTTTTTAAATGCTTTACAAATTTAATAGCAGTTATTAAATCTAAACAAATAAATTGATTTTCATAACCATTATTTTCGTCTGGATTATAAATATCAATATAAATTTCATTTTTTGTATTAGCGTAAGCTAACATTTCATGATTAACATCTGAATTATCAGATGAGCAAAATACAATTTTTGTTTTTTCCATATTAATAATAATGATTTTAGGATAATCAATAACCTTAAATAAAAAACCTATCGGTTTTCATCGTGCATGACTACTAACCAATAGGTTTAATGTTAATTTTTTAAATTCGGTAATGCACTACCAATTTCAAAAATACTAATTAAATTACAATATCACAAAATTTATTAAACTTATTTTCAATAAATTGTTTAGAAAATAACATAACTTGGTAATAATTAGATAGGTAATTATAAACGATGTAAACATTTTTAAATCCTTGTTTAAGTAATTGTTTACGCTCTTTTATTGCTTTGTGTAATTTTTTCATTTAAACTTTTTCTTATTTCTAAATTAATATTATGATAAATATCTGTTATATTATTAACATATCCTTCATTTATTTTATTTTGCTTTTCTAATTCTTCTAAAATTTTAAAACCTTGTTTTTGCCAAATATTAAATTCTTGTTTTAACTTTTGTTTATACTCTCCAGTTAGAGTAGTCGATTGCTCAACTACTCCTTTAATAAGTGCTATAAAAATTTGAGTTTCTGTTTGTATCATAAACTTTCTAAATTTTCAGATTCAAATAAATTTATTTGTTTAGCATTTTCAATAAATCTTTTTTCAACTAAATCTAAATTTATTTTAGCTTGTTTAAAATAACTGTCTTTTAATTCAATACCAATAGCTTTTCTACCTAATGAAATAGGACTATAAACCTCACTACCTACCCCCATAAATGGAGTTAAAACAACTTCATTATGGTTTGAATATAACATTACAATTCTATCAATTACATCTAATTGTAAAGGGTGTACGTGTTTTTCGTCATCTTCTTCTTTTGAATCTCTAAAAGGTAAAATATTATCTATTCTAATATCATCCCAAACAGAACTAGCGTATCTTTGCCAAATATAATGACTTAATTTATTTGATTTTGGGTCTTCATGATTTATAAATTTAGTGTTTAAATATTCCCATAATTGCTCTTCATTAAAATCAGAATCGTTTGCATTATTCCAAGCTCTTAAAATGTTTGGTAAAATTGGAGTTTCACCAGCATAATATTTTAATCCGTTTTCGTGTGTTACAGGAACTTCATTTTCTCCTTTTTTAGTAAATATCAATACATAATCAGGCATAGCCGTAAAACATTTTGTGCTATCTTCTACAATAAATTTATGCATTAAAGATTGTACCATTGTACGCATCCTAACTTTTAAAGGCTCTTTCCAAATTGTAATACGATTACGGTATTCAAATCCGTACTTTTCATGTAATCTAATTATTTCATGAGGAAAATCCCACAACCTACAAGTATTATCAAATACATCTGTACAGTGTACAGCTGTAATTCTACCTTTTTTAGTAACCCTTGCAATCTCTTTTATCAAAAATTCGTATTGGTCTAAAAACTGTTCTTTACTTTCACAATTACTAAAATCATTTTCACTACTTGAGTAGTTATAAAGCCCTGCAAATGGTGGACTATAAACTGATAGGTCAATACTTTCAGTATCTAAAGTTGGTAATACTAACATACAATCACTATTGTATATTGCATAATTTTCTGTAATTAATTGGTCTTTTACTTTGTTTTCCATGTTATTTATTTTTAAAATTTAGGTTTAATTATTTCTTTTGTAAATTCTCTTTTTTGTATTTCGTAAATACTATTTATGTTTTGTGATAATTTTGTAAACATATCATTTGCCTTTTCTTTTTTAACGGTTAAACTATCCATAATACGAGTTTGCCCATCAGATAAAACTAAATCAACTATAACATTATTTTTTTGTCCAAACCTCCAAAAACGTCTAATAGCTTGATAATATTGTTCATATGAATATGTAGGAAAATATGTAGTATGGTTACAATGCTGCCAATTTAATCCAAAAGCTGTTATTTTAGTTTTTGTAATTAATTTTTTTATTTCTCCTTTTGCAAATCCGATTAACATTTCTTCTTTTTGTTCTATTGACATATCACCTTTTATTTCATGTGAATTTTTATCTAATGATTTTAATAATTTAGCCTCATCATTTAAATTAACCCAATAAACACTAGTATTATGTTTACTAGATAAATCAAAAGCTTTTTCACATCTTTCATTTAAAGTATTTCTAGTTTCTTTTTTAATATCAAAAAAATTAACCGCTGGCATATTAAACATTTGCATTTGATTATTTAATGAATTTAATATACTGTTATTTTTTACTATATGTTTATTTTCTATCAATTGTGGTAAATTATATTTTTCGTCACTAAACCCTAAATCACTAGGCTTACGAATTGAGATAGCCCACTGACTAACCCATTTCCAAAAATCATTTTCTGCATGAGGTTTAATATACCATTCACAACCAGCGTGTCTAATATCAATAGAATTACCATTGTTTTTAAAAAACTTACTTAACATATCTGTATAACCTAAATAACCTAAAGCCTCACTACTTGTACCTAATTCAATATAATCATTAGGACTAGGTGTTGCTGTACTTAAAAATCTATATGGTATTTTTTTAATAAATGAGGTTATAGAGTTTTTAATTTTACCATCAAAATTTTTTAAAATAGAACTTTCGTCTAAAATAACTCCTACAAAGTAAACGCTCATAATTACATACAACTATTTTTTTATTATGCTTACCATCTTTAGAATATTCAATATCATCAATACCTAATTTTTCAGCTTCTAAAATAAATTGAAAAGCAACCGCTAAAGGTGTTAAAATCAATACTTTTTTATTAGTATGATTAATTATATTTTTAGCTATTGATAATTGGATTAATGTTTTACCTAAACCAGTATCAGCAAAAATAGCTGTTCTACCTTTTAAGATAGCTTTTTCAATAATGTGTTTTTGAAAATCAAAAGCAATTTCAGGAATGTAATTTGAATTAAATCCAAAATTACCTATTGAATGTTTTTTGTTTTCTAAAAATTTTTGATACTCCATAATTTAAAATAAGAAACCCATTCAATAAGTAGTTGCAGTTACCTATCAAATGGGTTCTTTAGTCTATTTGACTAATTTTATGAATACGCTGCAACCCGTATATTTTTACAAATAAAAGTATAATATTTTAAATAAAAAAATTTATTTTAATTTATTTCAAAAATAATATGTTCACAACCTTTATTAACCTTTATTTTTATTCTAATCTAATAGTCCCCAATTTGGTATTAAAGATTTATTTTTAGATATTTCTTTATATCTTTTTTCACCTAAAATTCTTAAATCAATTTCAGGATAATATTTAGCCATTCTTTTAATTTTTGTTTTTGATTTAGTATCCATCCATCCTTTAACCTCTTCAAAATATTGAGTACCGTCATTATTTGTAATTAAAAAATCAGGCTTATAAGAACGAACTCCTCGCATTATTTTTTCAAACCAAAATGTTTTAACTTCTAAATCCCAATCTTTTATCTCTCCATTATCCTTTAATAATTGAAAGTAAGCGCAAATATTTGCTTCCCATCCAGACCTACAAAAAACTTTTTTACCTCCTATTTCGATAGTTCCTTTTTTTGATTTTGAATATATGTTTCCAGTATTACTATTTAATCTCATGTTTATTAATTTACTAAATTTATCTGATAATTTTTGTCTATATTCTTTTGTATTAACTTTACTTTTAGGATTTTTCCACATTTTAATAGATGATTCAGACATTAGTTTTTTAGATTTATCACTATGCTTACTATTTAAAAACCCTTTTGGATGACCTTTTTCTTTAATCCATTTTTTAGAACTTATAGATGCTTTATTTTTTGATTCATCCGAAAAATTTCTATTTCTTTTAGTTTCTAATCCTAATAATTTAGCCTTTCTACAAACATTTGATTTAATTTTATTATGTTTATTACAAAAATCATTTAATACATTACTTCCATAATTAAAATTACTTTTATAAATTTCAATTAATTCATTTATTTGTAATTCACTCCATAATCCATCTATACTTGTATTAACTCCATTTTTATTTAAAATAGTATGTACTCTTTGACCAGTTAAATTATTCATTTCTCCAGTTTTCCAAATGTTTTTTGTGACTGAATAATCTTGTATTATTTTATTTATATCCATATTCAAATATAATACTTTTTAATCAATTATCTTTATCATTTCCCAAACTTATTTTTAAATGAACTAAATAACCAATTAAATCGCCTATACTATCCTCTGTTTTATCATCAATGCCTTTTTTTGATATTCTCGAAAGTTTATCGTCTAATCTACAAAGTATCCCTTGTAAATTAGAGCATTTACTAAATATTCTAATTGGATTATGTAGTGAATTATTATAATCAATGTTTTTTTGAATTAACATTTTTTTTAAACTATCACATTCTTTTTCAATTAATTTGTTTATTTCTTCTAAATTGTTTTCCATTTTATTTATTTTGTGTAAATTTAATTATATTTGCAAACATGGCGAATAAACCAACTATAAAAAATAAAATAATTCGAGATTATTTAAAACAGTTTCCAAATTCAAATTATACATCTTTATCTAGAAAAATATTAAAAGAAAATATTTTAATTTTTAAAGACACAGAAACTATAAGGGGTATTATTCGTAAAATAGTTGGTGCATCTGGTGAAAGTAGAAGAGTATCAAGCCCTGACAAATCATTGTATAATGAAAAAAGACCTTCGCATTATGATTTACCTAAATCGTATTCAAATGATTATTCGCCTTACATAATTAATCAAAGCAATACTTTAATTATTTCAGACTTGCATTTTCCTTACCAAAATAATGAAGCTATAACATTAGCATTAGATTATGGAAAAGAAAAAAAAGTTAATTGTATATTAATTAATGGGGATTTAATAGATTTTGCTAATATTTCAAGGCACGAAAAAGATTTTAGAGCTAGAAGTATAGCAGAGGAGTTTGAAGCGGTAAGAGTGTTTTTAAAATCATTACGTTTAAATTTTCCAAAGGCTAAAATAGTTTATAAGTATGGTAATCACGATGAACGCTGGGAAAAGTTTTTATACGCAAAAGCTCCTGAGATATTTGACGTAAATGATTTTCAACTTGAAGTACTGCTTAAATTAGGTGAACTTAAAATAGAAGTTGTAAAAGATAAAAGACCTGTTAAACTAGGTAAATTAACTGCGTTACATGGACATGAGTTAGCTGGTGGCGGTGCTGGTGGCGTTAACCCTGCAAGGGCTACGTTTTTAAAAACATTAGATAGTGTTTTAGTTGGACATTATCATAAAACTTCAAATCACACAGAAACAACAATGAGCGGTGATGTAATTAGTGTTAGTAGTACAGGTTGTTTATGTGATTTAAATCCGTTGTATATGCCTATAAATAAACATGGCCATGGCTTTGCGCGTTGCGAAGTTGATTTAAAAACAGGGCATTATCACTTAGAAAATTTAAAAATAATTAAAGGTAAAATATATTAATATGTTAAACTGTTTAATTTTAAAAGTATATCTACCAATTGACGCATCTTTATTTGATGACACTGAATTAACAGACGTTGATAAATTAACTATTGGTATTATAGAAAACTATGAAATAGGGACTGCGTATATTAATCTAGAAAATAAAACAGTTGAATCAATAGTTCCAAGATGCTTTATTTCTCGTAAAATAAAAGATAAAAT